CCTTCAAACGCCCAACCCCACCGGGTGCTTGGGCATTCGAAGCCTGGAGTCTCGCACAAGACTCCTCAACTTGGCTTAAGAAAAAACCCAACAAAGACATCCAACGCGGGGACATCGTAATCTTCGAGTTCTCCCACATCGGTATCGCCGTCGGGTTTCCCGACAAACACGGCTGGGTCATGTGCGTAGAAGGAAACACTAACGCAGCCGGGTCTCGTGAGGGCGATGGCGTCCACCTCAAGCGCCGCCACATCTCCACCATCCGCTCGCGTATTCGGTTTCGAGTGTGAGTCAATTATTGAACTAGACTAATATGGAATCCAACGATTTATTTTTGATGCAAAGGAAGTTAGAGTTGCGTAAAAAGCAACTTGCACTTGCAAAGCAGTTTGGTTTGATGTTTTATAAACCGCATAATAAACAGGTGTTGTTTCACAGTGCGGCAGATTTTCGTTTCCGATTAGGTCGGTGTGGTAATCGGTTTGGTAAAAGTGATATGGGCGTGTCAGAAGACTTGGCTTTTGCATTGGGTGAACGAGTCTGGTTACCTATTGATGATCCTATGAGGTATCATGGCATTCCGCAACATCCGACAAAAGGGTTAGTGATTTGTGCGGATGATGATAAGGTAGATGAAATTTTTACTGGAAATGGGAGTAAGGGTCATGTTGGTAAGATTTGGAAAAAGCTACCAAAAGACATGATTGTTGGACAAAAACGTGGCAGTTCTGGAACTATTATTAATCTACGGATTAAGGGTAAGTATGGTGAAAGTGTGATTGACTTTGACACCCGTGCGGCGTTTAAGAATAACCCAATGGGTGCGGAGTCTAGTGATTACGATTGGTGTCATATTGATGAACCTATCGAAGAAGCACACTGGAAAGCTATCTTGCGTGGTTTAACAGATAGAGGTGGTAAAGCCTGGTTTACTTGCACGCTAATCGAGCAACCGTGGATTAACGATTTCTTTTTTGGTGGTCCGGAAGAGAGCATGAAAGAAAGTTCACAGGTTATTTCGGATAAAGGGCGTAAAATTAGTTGGTCAATTACTGGTAGTATTTATGATAATCCATATTTGTCTGAAGACGATATTGAAGATTTCTTAAATGCACTTACCGAAGATGAACGGCAGTGCCGGATTAACGGCATACCATTGCACTTGTCAGGAGTTATTTATAAAGAGTTTGAACGGTCTCGGCATGTACTTACTGAGGTGCCTGCTGGTTGGCGTGCATTTAATGATCCTCCGTTGGATCATACTATTCATTTTGCCATTGACCCGCATCCTAGAACCCCACATGCAGTGTTGTTTATTGCGGTTAGTCCACAAGGCCGAGCTTACATCTATGATGAGATTTTTCAATCTTGCACAACAGATGTGCTAGCTAAGCAGATTTTGGACAAAATTGTGGGTCGCCATGTGTGGACCAAGATTATGGACCCAATGGCGTGGATTGAAGATCAAAGAAATAGGTCTTGTATGGCAGATGACTTTGGCAAGTATGGTTTGTTCGGTATTGAAAAAGCGCCTAAAGATCTGGTGCGCGGTATTCCGGAAGTTAAACGTGTGTTAAAAGAAGTTGATTTTATACATGTGAGTCCAATGTGCCGAACCTTTTTGTGGGAAATGGGTCGCTATTCCTGGGCCGACAAACAGGGAGTGCCGACAAACAAACCAGTTGATAAAGATGACCACATGATGGAGTGCTTTTATAGATTGGTTTTGCGTGGACTCGATTATTTTGAAATGAACAAAATGTCAGCTCCGGTGAATGATCTTAACATTGACGGAAATTTCTTAGATGACGGCTTCGGAAACCTTTCACTGTAATCTGATAATTAAATAGCAAATCTCTTGCCACAACCAACAAATTAAGTTAATTTAATCGCAACAAGCCATGCAGAACTACCAAGCATCAGGCCCCGGTTTGCAGTTTTTACCGCGACCAGCCTTACAATTTTTACAAACACGTGACCCGTTTTTAGGAACATCTACTCCGGGTGTTCCTGACGGTCCTTTCAATCGTGAGTTGTATAAACTTCTCGAAAACGACTCGGCGCTAGCCAACTTGATTTCTGGTTACATGAATCGCTCATTTGGTGTCTCAAACGACATGGCACCAAGTGTTGGCACGACTCCAGATCCTTTGTCTGGTGCCTCGGTGACACCTGCCGATCTTGCTATTCATACTGTTTTTTACAGCAATTACGAAGTTGCTTATCGCTATAATGGCACAGACGGTGTCTGGGTAGAACAAGCTCGAATGCAAAGGTTGTATTCGGCGCTTGAGCAAAGATACAAAAAAGTGCAAGTTACTTTGGTGGACGGCGAAACAAACATCTCAGTGCCTATACCGACAGTTGACTCTAATGGTTTTGCTTTTGCTTTTACCCTTGACGATCTGAAAACTTTTTATATTGCTAACTTGGATAATGAGTCACCGCTTATTTCAGTGTTGCCGGGTTTGTTTGATGAAGAAGGTGTGCTTCGCGTTGTTGCATCTTCCGCACCTGCAGAAGGTTCAAACTATGTTTTGGTGATGGTGTTTGAAAACATTTCGGGATACTAATGGACTCTAAAATACAAGCTGAACTAAGTCAGCCAAATCAGTCAGCGTTTCACAAAGCTTTGCTAGACCATTGCAAAGCTTTGATCGAAATGTCGCGTAGTGATATGGCAAAGTATTATGACCGTTGGGAAGCTTGTGAGTTGGTTTATAAAGGAGAACGATACTCCGATGAAGAAGACAAAAAAGCTTGTAAGCAAGGTGCGCCTAGCAAGATTGTAATTCCTTTGACCTATGCACAAATTCAAACGTTTGTGAGTTTTGGTCTTGGTTTGTTGCAACAGCGCGAACACTTTTTTGAGTTAGAAGGTACGGGTGAAGAAGATCATCGTGCAGCTAAACTTGGTGAAGCACTGCTAGATCAAAACTTGGAATATAATCAATTCACAGTTTTGTTGTATCAGTTTTTGCTTAACATTGGTAGATTTTCTATTGGCATCATGAAGCACTCGTGGGTCAAAGAAACGGAAAGTGTGTGGGTTGAAGAGGATGTCCCTGGGCCTGGTTTGATGGAGCCTATGAGACTTCTGGGTTCCCTCTTCAACCCCGCAATGCGTAAGCCAGAAAAGCAACAAGTTAAGAAAGAACAAGTTTCTTACATGGGTAACAAACTAGAAACAATTAGTCCTTTTTGTTTCTACCCAGACACCAGATTCCCGTTGAACCGTTACCAAAGTGGTGAGTTTTGTGGTAGCGAAACTGAGATGTCTATGACACAGCTTCGCAAAGGTGAAAAAGATGGGATTTACGCAGGTGTTCGACATATTACTAAAATCCCGTCAGACCAGTATGCTCGTAGAAAAGGTCGGCAATTTGGTCATTATCGCAATGAACACAACGGCGCTACTTCTGCTAAGGGACAAGTAGAATCAACAGTAATCGTTACCTCAATTCAACTTGAAATAGTACCAAATAAGTTCCGTTTATCAGACGGTTCTTTTATGGGCACATCAGACACCCCAGAAAAATGGATTGTAGAATATGCAAACGATTCCAGAGTTATTCGTGCCGAGCCTCTTGGCTATGTCCACAATCATTTTACTTATAGCGTTGCACAATTTTCCCCCGATGAACAAGGGTTAATTAACGAGACTATTTCTGAAATGGTCGGCCACTTGCAGGCCGTTATTGACTGGTTTATCAATGCTCACATTACCAACGTTCGTAAACACATCAGCAATCGCTTGGTGGTTGACCCAGTTGGTGTTGAGTTCTCAGACATTCGAGATCATAAACCAGTTATTCGACTTAAGCCGGGTGCATCAAATCAAGGTGTTGATCGTTTTGTTAAACAACTAAATGTATCAGATGTTACACGTGGGCATATTGGTGACATTCAAACCCTCATGCAATTCGTCTTTATGACGACCGCCATTAGTGACAACACCATGGGGCAAGTCAACAATGGTCGACGTTCGGCTCGTGAGATTTCAAACACTGCTAACGCAAGTGGTCAACGTTTGCGCACAGTTATTAAACTTATTTACGACGGCTGTCTTAAACCACTGGGTAAAGATCTTTTGTCAAACCTACGAGACGGGTTAGATGAAGATATTTTTGTCACTGTCTCTGGAACAGAGTTTCCTGATTGGCAAGCATTTGATCACTTTGTGATGAGAGATGGTAGAACTAAAGTTAAAATTAACCGAACAAATATTGCCGGTAACTTTGACTTTAAAGTTTTCGAGGGTATTCTTCCATCTGACAAATTTGCACAAGCGGAGACTCTTGAAAACACCTTGTTGGCTTTGATGAAAAATCCTCAAGGTTTGCCGATCTTAACACAAGTACTCGGCTATGATCCCAAAAAGCTATTCACAGAAGTTCTTGAACTTCGCGGAATCAAACATCCACAACGTTTCAAAATCGACGAAGTTCGATTGATGGAATTACAACAAGCCGCACAAGCACAACAACAACTAGAAAATGGACCTCCAAATCCCGCAGGAGCTGGTCAGCCACTACCAGGAGCAGTCAATCCAGGAGCAGTTCCAGCTACACCCGGTTCTTTCGAAGCTCTCATTGGTTGAACTAAGCGCTCAACTTAATCAGTTTCAGCAAAACCCTTTTTACTCATACTTCACCAATGAACTTCAAAACTTGGCAGATTTGGCAATGCTCTCCATTGTTGCTGGTTTTCAAGTACGTGACAAAATTGCAATTCTTGAAAGAGAGCAAACAATTGGGGCAGCTCCAGTATACCTAAAATTTTCTCAGTTAACCGAAGAGCTTCGCTTGCAGTTAACTGAACAACTAGCAAAACAATGAATCCACCAGAACCACTCGCACCTGAAGAAACTGAAGTAGTTTCTTCCAACGAACAAACACACAACGCAACTGCTGCTTTTCTTTTTGACGAGCCTAACCCAATTTTTGAAGATGTTGGTGGCGTTGTTGAAGAAACCGTTACACCAACTGACCCTAATGCTCAAATCAGCGACTTATCTCGTCAAGCTGCTGCGGCGCAAGTTCAAGTTGACCAACCGGTAGTAATCACACCTGCGCAAGAAGCACAAATTCTTGCACAACAGCAACAAGCTCCAATTCAGTTGCAGCCAATTATTGCACCAGTGGCGCAACAACAGCAAGCGCCTGTTGTGCAGCAACAACAGCAAATGGCGCAACCGGTGTTGCAGCAGCAACAACAAGCTGCTCCACCTTCGGCAGATGAAATCGCAAGACAGTTGAATGTTTATTCACTCACACAGCAAGACTATGATGCTGTGTTTGAGACAGAGAATAAAGCTGATTCGATTAAAGCACTGGATTCCATTTTGCAAAAAGCAGTCCGCCAAGCGGTTACTATGAGTAATGTGCTCGTGCAAGAGCAAGTGGCTCAGATACAGCAGCAGGTGCAGCCTTACATGCAGTTTGCTGATGAGCAAAAACATAGCGCACTTGAGCAAGCGTTCTACGGACGCCACGCCGATTTGCAAGCAGCTCGTCCAGTAGTTGACGCAGTGCTAAAACAATTTCAACAAGGTGGGCAAAAATTTGCCAACCCTGAACAACTTTTTGACGCAGTAGCCCAGAACACTAAAGCCTATTTGTTGCAACTGCAACAACTCGGGCAGACGGCCGCTCCAGTTACACAAGGACAGATGCAGACATCAAGGCGGGTAGCACCAGTAAGTGCTAAACCAGCCATGGCCGCACTACCTAGTGGAGGCTCGGGCGGTGCAGGAGCAGGTGGGGGTAATAGCGGCAAGACTAACACAGCTCAATCGCTGTTCGGTTGAACCAATAATACACAACACTAGAAAAACAAAATTATGGCCCTATTTGGACTACTTAGTACGGAAAGCTTTGCAGCTGAACGTTTCACCAGCATTCGTCGCGCGGTATTTTATCAATACCCTAACGGTGCTGCACCACTGCTTGGACTTCTGTCCATGCTTGACGGCGAGGTCTTGAACGACCCGGAATTTAGTTGGTATGAAGATCGCTTGCAAGAGTTGGTTGCAAACACCTTTGTTAATGGCACTACGAGCGGCGCTTGGTATGCCGACAGTTCCGGTAGCCTTGGCTCCGCTATGGCGACTACCGCGGCTGCTCGCACAGCTGGCACAGCTTATTGGTTGCGTGTTACTGGACTTGATGCATTCCGAGCCAACGACATCATTAAAGTTCGTGGCTTGAACGTTACTGGATCAACTATTGATGCTCAGTTTCGTATTATTGCAAATGCTAGCGGTGTGTTTAGCTCAACTGGTGTTGGGTACTACATTCGTGTTACTCCTATTAACACGATTGCAAACGTTCTAAACGTGTACAACCAAACCGACGCTGGCACCGAAGTGCAAGTTCTTGGTAACGCTAACATGCAAGGCCAAACTGGCTCAAGTGAAGGTGCTTATACTGTTGCAACACGCACTGGTAACACTGCTCAAATTTTCCGCACTCCTTATTCGTTCACTGGAACGGCTTTGGTCACAAGCGCAAAGTTTGACGAATCGGGTCCTTACAAAGACAAGGCAAAGAAAGCGTCGATGAAGCACATGATTCAGATGGAACTTCAGTTCTTGTTCGGTGATCCTAGTAAGGGCGTCGACACCACAACTGGTCTTCCAACTTACACCACAGGTGGTATTATGTTCTTCCTTCGTTTGTGGGAAGTTGGTGAAGGCCAAACTTATGCTGGTGTGACAAGCACATACCCAGTTGCTCCTTCGACAGCTAACACTGACGACAACAAGCGAATCATTAACATCAATGGTAACATTACTGAGTCCGCTCTTGATGACTACTTTGAGCGTTTGTTCCGCCACACCAACAACGTCTCTAACGAGAAAATGGCGTTCTGCGGTTCTGGTTTCCTAAACGTGTTGAACAAGCTTTACAAGAGCAAAGTTGAGTTTAACGCTGATATTCCACAAGCCGACAGCTACGGTATGTCTGTTGTAAAACACGTTTGCCCATTCGGCACTGTGTATTACAAAACTCACCCACTCTTCAGTCGTAACGCTTACATGCGTTATAACGCACTGTTCTTGGATGTTCAAAACTTCAAGTATCGCTACATGGAAGGTCGCGATACTGACACGAAGAAAAACACCCAACCAAACAATGCAGACTATCGTTTGGACGAGTTCCTTACCGAAGCCGGTCTCGAACTGCAATTCCCAGAAGCCAACATGTACATGGTTGGTGTCAATGGTGCTGCTTAATTAACCCAATAACACAAACAACATAATTATATGGAAATTGGACGCAAAGGTAACCTCCGCCACACTCAACCCACTCTTGCAGGTGGCACACAAGGTGTAATGGGCGGTAAAACTGGTAACGCCAGCAAGGACTCCCTTGTTGGTAAAAATGTGATTAAAGAACACATTCCAGGCAAGCTCCCACAAGGTGGTGGCAACGCAGGCGGCAAAGGTCAGAATCTCTGATCTAGCTTCCTAAACTAAAGCGGTAGGGGTCAAAGCTCCTACCGCTTTTTTGCGTAAAGTAGATGAGTGATTTATTTAACATGCGGCAAACAGTTCTCGGATGTGTGTCAAGATTAAGTTCTTCTTTCAACACTGGTACTCAAAACTTTGTAGACGTAGCAATTAACAATGCTATTATTTTCGCACAACGAAAATGCGATTTTGAGTGGAACAAAGGTGTTGTTCGAATTTCTTGTAACCCTACTGGTAGAATTGACCAAGCTCTTGAAGGTGCTAACCCAGTTAAACTAAAGAAAATTATCAAAGCACTTGGTTTGCAAGACCCCGGCTTAGCGAACAACAGATCTCTCCCATATCTCTCAAGAACTAGTCAAATCTCAGACGACACACAAAGAGCCTACAACCAATGCAAATCAACTGATCCTCGCGTTATTCACGATGGTGTCAACCTTTACCACACTCCAATTGTTGAAGGCCCGCACGATTTATACTTTTATGCTGTAAAATGGATGCCGCGACTTGTTAAAGAACAAGACACAAACTTCCTACTCGATTACGGTTTTGATTTTATTATGTATAGGTCAATCGTTGAACTGAACTTTTTTATCAAAGAAGAAGAGCGGTTTCAGATTAGTTCAGCAATGGTCGGCGAAGCTTGGAACTCTTTGATGACATGGGATTCTAGTTTGATTAGTCCTACAGAAACAGAAATTGAATTATGAGTTACGAAAATCAAAATGGTTTAAACGATTTGGATGTGGCGACACCGTTGGACGGCGCAACACCTCATGAACTTTTGCTTGCTTTTAGACAGTTAAAAGCGGTTGTTAAAAATGCCTTGTTGACTTCGCATTATCCTGATGGTAGGTTAAGACAAGGTAGTTTTAGTAATTTGGAAGAAAACAGTGTTGGCACAGCGCAGTTGCAAGATGGATGTGTGACGCTTGGTAAGATTGGTGTTGGTGCGGTTACAACAACAGCTCTTGCTAATGGTAGCGTTACTGAGTCAAAACTAGCCGACGGTAGCGTGACTGAGGATAAGTATTCTAGTAATAGTATTCCTGCAGCAGCTTATAAGTTAAACACCATTCCTTTGGCTGCTTTGTCTGGGTTTATCACAAGGGCTTATATCTCAGCACATCCGACTAATGATACCCTACGAGCTGTTGTAGAAAACGCAATTGCGAATGATGCAGTTACTGACAGAACGATTAAAGATGTTGCTGTTGGTAAGTTGACTGGTGGTGATACTAACGATTTGTTGTATAATCTTGATGGGGCTTGGACTCCAGTTCCTTTAGCTGGCGCTCTTACATTTAATCCAACGACCAATGAGTTTGAATTAAACACAGGTGTCAAAGCGGCTATTATCGGTGATGTAAAAGGTCATGGTATTACGGGTGGTGCTGGAGTGTCTAACTCTTGGAATTTGCGATCACTTGGTGAGATTTCGGATCCAGATAATTTGACAACTTTTAGTGCTAATAAGTTTAAACTTATTCCTGGTAAATACCTAGTGTACATCGAGTGCCCAGCATTAGGAGTCGGTAAACATCAAGCTGTCTTAAAAAACTTTACTGAAAATACTATTGCTATCTGGGGCAGTAGTGAGTATTCTACTCACTTAAGCGCGCAAACAAGGTCAAACATTAGTGGTGTTTTTGAGGTCACTGATAGCAGTTTAGAATTTGGTATTGAGCATTATATTTTTGAAACTAAAGGTTCTTCTGACTTTGGCAGTGCCTCATCTGCAATAAATACCACTGCACCTTACAATACTCACACTGAGTTATACACAAATGGTTTCTTAGTTCGAATTTCTTAACCAAAATGGCTTTCAAAAATAACACTAGAGAAGATGTTCATTCTGGTTTGACTCAGTCAAAAAGTGACCAAAAATGGTCCGATATGCTGAACTTTAGAAGTTCTTCAAATCGCACAATGGTAGTTGCTTTTAAGCGAAAATTGTTTGAACTTGCTGGTAATTTTCACACAGTTATAAAAGGTGTTAATGACATTTTTTATGTTATTGGCAGCAATAGTAGTTGGTTGCTAAGGGGTTATGACAATCACACACCACAACAATTGTGGAGATTAATTTTAACTAGGAATAACATTAGCCTAGAAGATCAGTCAGAAGAGATTAAAATTAGAGGCAGTTACACTGGTACTAAACCAACTCGAATTTTAGTAACATTGGTCAATGGTAAACTTATTCCTGATTTTGCTTGGCCAGTGACTATCGAACCTGAACCTGAAGTTGTGCCAGTAATTTCCTTAAACTGCGGCGACAAGCGTAATTTGTATCAACTGTTATTAACTGTGCTAGCTGATGATGCACCAGTTGTTGGTGCTGAAATCGAAATTTTTCAAGGTGTTAATTTAATAGGAACATACCAAACAAATGCAAATGGTTTGTTTTCTACTGGCTTGAGTCGTAATTTTTACTCATTAGTTATAACCTATCCAGGCTACGCTGTTTGGAATACTGATTTTGAAATAGTTAATGAAAATGTTATTATAGTTGCCGAACTTGTAAACAAGTTTGTTGGCCTTACTGTTTCAGTTCGATACAGCAACACGCTTGGGCCAAACCCAGGAGGACACACTTGTGATTCAGCTATCTACAAATTATTAGCCAACGGTGTTGAAATTGGTGTGGCCAATCTTAACAATGCTATTGACGGTGGTGATCGACAAGTTGATATTGTTATTACGAGTGAAATGGTTGAGGATATCGTAGCCGCTAGCACAGTTCCTGATCGTTTGCAACTTTCATTAGTTTGTTACCCTGAACACCCTGACTTTGATTTGGAAAACTTTAGTGGTGGTTGCCATGCTAACATTGCTTGGGTTGTTGTTACAAACGCAAATAATGTTGAACTATACAACAACATGCCAGTTGGAAATTTCTTAACTTTAAATCTCTAAATGCAAACTAAAGTTTTAACAACTTACCCACACACCAATGCTATTGCTGTCAACTCAGACAGTTTTGTGCCTATTGGTTTTGGTCTCGAAGTACTTCTTCCAAGCGACGCCAAAAACGGTGATTCTTGGTTTATTGATATTACCCAATACAAAACAAATAAACCATTATCACACACTCAACAAAACAAAGAAACAATCATCACAAGTGAAATTGAACTAATCTCTGAAATACAAGGAAATTTGGTAATCACACCAAACAGTACTAAACACGTAGTTAACCTACCAAATAGAAAACCAATCAATCAGTTAGATCATAAATCTCACTCAATTGTTTCGTTTTTTAATCACTTGTTTTTAGTCAAAGGCCGAACATTAGTTTGGTCAGACTTAGACAATATTTGGGAATGGCAACCACACCCGCACAACGAAGCTGACTTTAGAACACTAGAGTGGGAGTCAAATGACGCAACTGGGCTTGTTAGAAGTGGTGACAAACTATACCTACATTTTCCAAACGCTATTTACGAAGTTAACTACGTAGGCAAACCAACAGTAGTTTCTATTCAACAAAGACTACACGGTATCGGCGCAGTCGCGCCAAGAACAATTGTTGTTCACAACACAATTCAATTCTTTATTGGAACTGACAACTTTTACGCCTACTCCACTGAATCAGGTTTATCAGCTATCGGCCAAGACGTTTGGAAAAAGTTTGTTCTAACTCTTGGTGACATTAACAAAGCATGGGCTTACGTTGACCAAGTTAACAACGAGATCTGCTGGGTGTTGGGTGACTACATCTGGGCATTTAACTTTGTTGAAAAACATTGGTGCAAATACTCTTCTGAAGGAATTTTAGCTCACGCAACACTCCCTTGGGCAGAAGAAATTGACGAGTCGGCAACAACAATTGAACCAGTAAAAGCCACAACAATTGAAAATGTTTTTGTCACAAGTTCCACTGTTTGTAGGAATCATCGTTTTTCAGATGGACTAGATCAATGTTTGGAAATGACTGTTCCATATTTGGAAAGCGACGATATTACGTATGGCGATTTGCATTTTGTCAAACAAGTTGATTTGCTAATGATTGATGCTAGGGTGCAGTTTCCTTGGACTGGTTTTAGGGTATTTGTGAGCGGAAAAGATTTTGTTAGCCACCCGAATAACTGGATTGATTGCGGTTTGTGGACACAAGAGCACGAAAGTAAACAGCTTGACTTTAAAAGAGTTTCTGGTAAAGTACTTAAGTTTAAGTTTGTTCTCGAAGACGGATTATTTTGGAATGGTTTATTACCAAACGGCGGCTTGTCATTAAATGGCGAAAGGCTTGACATTGCCAACGGTGAGATTATTATGGACGGCAGTAGGAGTGATTTTCTTGGTAGGCAATTTACTAGTCTAGACGGAACGATGACTCTAGGTGAGTTGTACGATGGACCCAAGTTAGGTTTTGTCGAATTTAACGCATGGGGAGAAAGAGTTGATTTACCACAAAGTTTAGTAGGACCTGATAAATGATTACTATTGAAAAAGTAACAACCTTAGAGCAATTGACAATTTTAGCTCCTTTGTTTATTGAAGGCTACCAAGCTATGAATAAACGCAAGAAAGTGTTTGAAGTTGACCAAGAAGGGTTTTTGAAAACTTTGATTGGTATTTTAAACACTTCTCCCGAGAATGGTATCTACGTTGCTCTGGATGACGATGTGCCGGTTGGGTATGGTGCAGCGTTCAACGATACTCCAGCTTTTGCTGCGAAGAAAGAGTTGCTGTTGTGGGCTTTATATGTAAGGCCGCAGTATCCGGGCACCGTAGTTGCTATGCTTTTTGACGCTGCTAAGACCGGTGCTAAAGAACAAGGCTACGAAGTAATGAAAGCATTTAATGCTAGGTTCACTGGCGGTATGTATCGCTTGTTTGAAGACAAACTGGGAATGAGAAGAAACAGAATCCAATTTAATTACAATTTATGAGTGCAGGTGGATCAACAGGAAGTGGTGACACAAGATTTAGTCGCCAAGGAACGGTTTCAACTTCAAGCTGGCGTGACTTATCCAAAGACCAGAAAGGGTTGTTTGACCAAGCTTTTGGAAAAGTTAGCGACAATAATTTATCTGGTTCGGTGGCACCTATGCTTACCGATCGGATGCAACGTGGGTGGGGTGATGTACCTTATAGTGATGCCATTTGCCAGGTTGTCAAAAGCAATTTGCCGGCCAATAGTGTGCCTGGACAGAATAGCTTACAACAACAAGCAAACATAAATCCGTACAGCAGTGGGTATGAAAATAATACTTTTGCTCGATATTCTGATGAAGTTCAAAAAACTTTAGGAATGACACGAAGCGGGCCGGCGGCTAGCCGCGGCGGTACTGCTGCACAGGGTTTTATGATGAGTGATGCAGTTAATCAACTTGGAATGAACCGGGAAGATGTGCTTAGCAAAAATCGTCAAGCTGATGCTGGCATTCAACAAGGAGCTTCTGGTATGCTTGGACAACAACGTGGTCGAATGGACTCGGCTGCTTTGCAGGGCGCAGGAACTGGTTTTGGTGGGTTCTTTAACTTGTTACAAGACCAGCAAAGTGCTGCTAGCTTGACAAGTGAACGGGCTAAAATCTTTAGTGATTTGGTGCCGACGTTTACTAGTTTGGCAAGTAAGATGCAAGGCATGGAGAAAAACGATTTGTCTGGGCAGGGCGCACAGACTAGCAGCTCTATGGGGGCTGGAGTTAATTTGTGTTGCTTTATTTTTCTTGAGTCGTATAATGGCGTGTTGCCTGACTCGGTTCGCAGGTATCGTGACATGGCGGCACCTGAGAATAGCGCACGTCGAAAAGGTTATATTTCGATGAGCAGGTGGTTAGTACCGGCTATGCGAGTTAGTGGATTTTCTCGCAAGCTCGCTAACCATTTGCTCGTCAAACCTTTGACAAAATACGGTGAATGGTATTATGGTAAGAATAAGTTAGGTTGGGTTTACTGGCCTGTTAAACAAATTTGGTTTAAGATTTGGGAACTAACTGGTAAGCAAAATGCCCGCAAACAATAGTCCAAATAATAAAGAAACTCAAAGTCCTTGGCTCGATTTAGTTGAAAAAGCTATTCAGTCAAAAAACGGTGAGTTGTCTTTAAGTGTTAATGACTTGTTACCTTTTTCTTATGGCGACAAAGCAGAGGAGGAAGTTAATAAAGCTAAAGGATATTATGAGACAATGGGTCGTTTGGGTGTGTTTGACAATTTAAAGTCTTATAACCTAAACGAACTGCCGTCAAAAAATAATGACTTGCCTGTGCCGGTTTACCAGGAAGGTGACGCTGTTTCGTACAGACCTTCTCAGTTTGTTTCAAAGTTAGACAATTCAGACCCTAAGGCTTTTATACAACCAATGGAGGCAAGAGAGTCTGTAATGCAATTAGGCCCAGAAAAAACTGGGTCGTCTGCTTATACACAAGCAACAGAAAAAACACCAAACCTTGGGTTTGGGACAAGTTTGGCGCATGAAGTTTCTCATGCTAATCAACCTTTAACAAAGAAAGGTGAAAAAGCGTTTCCTGCGCTTGGTGCACCAAATGCTGAAAGAAACTTTTTCAATGACGAAAGTGGTTATATTCTAAGTCCGGTGGAACTTTCTAATGCTATGTCACTTTTACAACGAGAGCATTTTGAAAATACTGGTCAAAGATTTAATTCAGGGTCGATTCAAAAGTTTATAGATAACTATAAAGGGCCACTTGATCAATATGACGAAAAGTCAGACTATTCTCCAGATGTGCAAAGATTAATTAAGTCATTAAAAATGTCGAAAGAAGGTAAGTTAGTTGAACCATTTCACGAAGATGTGTTTAAGATGCTACCAGCTTTTTCCAAAAACGAAAACAAAACAGCAAAACAACTTTTTAGTTAAAAAATTATGTCATTACTTAGCCCAATTTTACAAAGTCTTTTTTCAGCAGCAATAACTAACAGTGCTGCACCGATGCCCGGACAGCAGTCAAATGTGTTGCAGTCAAATGCTAATTTGCCTAATTTTTCGGAACAAAACGCGGGAGCAACAAATCAGATTGGCAATCTTCAACAACAACAACAAAATCCACAGATTTTTACTGATAACACTGATGTCTTACCTCCCTTAGATACAATTCCCGAAATTCAGATTCCGGGTGATATGGGTTCTGGTGGTGGTGGTAATTACCCATCTCCGCAATTTGGTGGAATGGCTAATCCCGCGGTTGGTATGCCAAGTCAACCAGCACAAGAAAAACAAATGTCTAGTCAAGCTCCACCAGCTTGGGGCAATTTGTTAGCACCTGTGGGAAATTTGAAAAATCCTAATGCTTTTGTGAAAGCTGGTGTTGGTTACGACCAAGGTGGTTTAATGGGAGCATTAGGTTATTTGCTTACTGATATGAGTCAACAAGGTAATCCAAAACAATAATATGAGTGATTTCGGAACAATAGTCTCACCTTTCAGAGTTGCGCCTAGCCAGGGTAGCATGACTGACTTTTTTAACATTGGTCAGCAAAGGGAAAATATGGAAGCTGTCGCACAGCAACGTGCATTGGCAGAAGCTACTCGACAATATCTAGGCCAACAAATGGGTTTGCCGGGTGGTGTTGACCCAGGGGCCGTGCAAACATATCAAGGTGAAACACAAAGACAAACTTTGGCCAATCAACAAGATCAAAGGGCACAAGCTCAAGAAGGTCGGTTAGCTATGGCTGACCAAGATTTGTATAGTTTTGCTAGAAATTTTACACAAAATTTACCACAGCAAGCGGATCCGTATTTGAATGCACTTCAAGCCGGTGGTGAAAGTCCACTAGCCGCCCAGGCTTTACTGCAAGCATTAGGCGGAAACTTTAGTCGACAAGGCGAATCCGAAACTCGTACAAAAATAAACGAAGCTGACAATGTAGCGGCACAACAACGACTCGAAACCGAGTTGCGCATGAAAGCCGAAGCAGCTGTGGCTGAGCAGAATAGGTTACAAGGTGTTAAAACTGGTGAAGAAGAACGAACACGACAAGCTATTCAAAAAGGCACTTCTACTGGTGATTGGAGTGATTTTTACGCAATGGCACCAAATGCTATGGCTGCCCCTGTGCAATTGGATCGAGAAAGTGCTAGTCAAGAAAATGCTGCTCAACGTGCGGAAGCTGATCGCAAAGCAAAAATACTTGCAGATAATCCACCACCTCCAAGCCCAGTTGGTTCAATTCAAAATAAAGATTTGACAGCTGACCAGCAAAGACAAATTATGCAAGCTCGAGTAGAAAGAGCTATGGGCAGTAGGACACCCGAAGATTACGCACAACAAGTAGCGCAAAATTCACAAGCTTGGTTTTCTCCATCTACCCCGGCTGAGGACATGCAAGCTCTGTATCCTGAGGTTTACAAAGCAGCTTTGCAAAAAATGTTACAAGAAAAACAAAACAAAGAATTTAACCAAGAGCTTGAGAAAACTCAGAACCCTTTAGGTTATTTTATTAAAAAATTGTTGTCAGGTGCAGGTTCGGTAAAAGGATAATAAAATGAACTTCGACGAAATTAAAAACTACCACGAAACTCTTAAGGCTAAAGGAGTTTATCAAGATCTTGATCTTGCACAGTTTACGCAAGAAATGCAGCAACAGTTTCCTGATCGAGACTGGTCGCAAGGTCTTGGCGCTGATAACTGGGTTGGCTCAATGTCACGCGGAATCGACACTGGTGTCAAAGCAACAGGTTTGCCTGATTTAGCTAGTAACGTTACTGGTTTTATTGGCCAAGGCGCTGATGCGTTGGCGGGACGAAGTGACCAGCACTACGAAAAAATTGCTCGTGATGTTGGACAAGGTCTTCCACGAATGGCGGCTGATGTTGGGCTGATGATTGGTGGCGGAGCTTTAACAGCTGCTGGTGCTGCCGCTACTGCATCTGGTGTTGGTGCACCATTAGGTGTTCCCACAGCTGCTCTTGGCGCTGGACTATTTTCTGCAGGTGTCGCTGACGCAGGTATCAAAGGTTACGCGGACAGTGGATCAGTTAAGCAAGGTCTAACTAGTGCCGCCCTTATGGGATTGGCTCCCGGTATTGGAAGTGTTGGAACAAAACTTGGTTTAAAAGTATTACCTAAAGCACTTGCTAACTCTGGTGCAGCTAGAGTAGCCGCCGCTCAGTTAGGCGAGCAAACTGCTTTTATGGGTGCTATGTCAGTTGAGCAAGCTATCAATGGTCACAACCCATTTACTGTTGACAATTTGTTTGCAAACGCAGTTGGTATGGCAGCTTTTTCACCTTTAATGGTTAATAGCGGCATTAACGTATACCGCGCAACACCAAAAGCGAAAACCTGGAAACCTGAAATTACTGCTGACCAATCTGTCAAAGGTGGTGCAGTTAACGACATGGCAAAACTCACCGACTATTTGCTTGGTGTTCCAGATGCTGATGTACCTAATTTTATTAACCAAGCTGGAGGTCTGCGCCAAGCATTGGAATTGACTGGGCTTCAACCTGTTGGGTTGAGTAGTACTGAGCAAGTCAGCGCTCTCGGCCAACGTATGCGCGCTAAGAAAATGGTACAAGAAGTGGATATTGGTGAGCAACCAATGGGAGCAGGTGGTCGTGTTGAGTTTTTTAAGACAAAAGAAGAAGCTGAACGTGCGCTAGCTGGGTTTCCTGCCGGATCGACTATTGTTCAAACTGGTGGTGGCCAAACACCAAAAGTTGGTCCAAAGGGTGGAAGACTTAAAGGTGCTAATAAAGGTGTTGATACGGCTGGGACGCAGTGGCGTGTTAAGGAACCTGAAAAACCAGCAGTGCTGAGTGATGAGTGGAATACTTTGGCTGATGAAGCGGCCAAACTTTTGATGACTGATTCTGGTAGTTTGGTGGATACTTTGAAAATTATTCAAATGGCGAATAAGTTTCAAACTAAGTTTGCAAGAGCTGAAGATCAGACAAGATTGGCACAAGTAGGTGAAGGACAACAAACAGTTAAAGGTAAGGTTAAACCTAAGGCGACTAAGAATGAAGGTGACAAATACGGCAATCCTGTTGTTTCGCCACTTACAGGAAATGCTTTGGAGCAATCACGAACTGGTTTAGATCCTTATACTACTCCGGTCGGTGAGAGACCTGCAGCCTCGCGTGGTAGGCGGAAAACGCCAGAAGAAATGTTTGTGGAAGAACCAATTGACCCAGCTGTGGTTAATCCGGCAAAGGCTAAAAAGAGTAAGGTTGAGGAATGGGCTGAGCGCAAAATCACTGAAAGCCGGGGAAATCTTGGAAGTGGTATTGACCCAGAACTAATGGTGGCTTATGGTGTTAAAGGAGCTTATCACATTGCTAGAGGTACTCGTGACTTTGCGCAGTGGTCAGGCACAATGGTAAAAGAGTTTGGCGAAACTATTAAACCACATCTTGATGGTATTTTTGCCAAGTCACAAGAGCTTAGTAATAAGCGCGAACAGTTTGGCAAGCCGGATGTAGAATACTTTCATGGGACGGATAATGACTGGACTCAGGTTGATTTTAACGCCAAAAGAAATACAGATGCTAAAGATGGCGGTGTCTTGTATACTACAACTTCAAAAGAAGAGGCTAAGTTAGCAGGTCATCCAAATCGTGATAAGAGTATTGTTAAAAAGATTACACCAGATTTTAAGAATCCATTGGTGATTGACGCTAAGGGGACACAAAAAGAAAGAAGTTTTGGCAAAGCTGGGTATAGTAAAGCTATCGAGATAGCACGCGCCAAAGGTCATGATTCTGTTTTGGTAAAAAATGTAATTGATTTTGGTAGTGCCCCGCAAGATACTTTGATTTTGCTAAAACCTGAACAGGTTCTTGGACAAGAAAGGATTCAGTATAGTTTGACTGATTTAGAACCTTCTGGGCGTGATGCTAATGGTTTGTATACCGCTGAGTCAATGCGAGCCGAGGTTGACAGGCTTCTTAAGATTGAGCCAGACCCGGAAGTTGCTTTTACTAGGTTGGTTCAAAAAGCAAAAAATCATTTAGCCGACGAGCTTACACAAGATCCAATGAGTATGATGGATCAAGTGTTTTCAAGTATTGGGTTGTCTCCTAAGTTAAAAAGTGCTTGGATGCGGTCTGCTTGGAGAGTGGTTGATCAACTGCATTCTCCAGGTACTCGTTATGCGACTACACAAGTAATGCATGGGGCTTACGGTGGAAAGGTTAATGCTGATCGTCTTCGTGGGGTTTACTTTCCAAAAGAAAAGCTAGTCACAGTTAGCACTGATAAAAGCTATTTTGCAAACAAAGAGTTGGCAGCTTACGATTCTTTGGTGACTTTGGCTCACGAATCTGGTCATAACTTAATGAGAGATTTGACAGTTGACGATCACTTTGGCATTGATAATTTTCGCAAAGTACATGCGGAGAGAGCTAGAGAGTTTGCTAGCAATAGGACTGTTGCTGAAAGGTATGATGATTTGTTTCGTTTGTTTGACGACCTCGCACCAGGTAAAATGACCGATGAAAGATTTTTGGTCATTGACGATTGGGCTAAGAATGCTAGTAAGTCTGTTGAAGAATACGTTATCGAATATGGTGCAGCTTTGGTTACAGCTAAAGCAACTGTTGAAATGAAAAGAAACGCGTTGAGGTTTGTTCCTGAACCAATGCGAGACTTTGTAATGACAATGATTCGCGGTATGTCTGAGCTTAGAAAACTTGTGTTAAACGAGTTTAGTGCAACTAATCCACGTGGGGAAGCGTTAAAAGGTTTTCAAAAAGATCTTGAAATGCTTTACTCAAAAGATCCTGTGATGGAAAGTTTAAAGGAGTCGATGGTCAAAACTGTTGCACCGCTTAATGCTTTGGAAAAAGGTGACTACTCTGGTGGTGATCTTCAATTCTCAAAGGTTGGTTTGAAAAGTTTAGATAGACGTGTTGATGAACATTTGCAAGTTCGACAAAGTTCTGGCTTTGTTCGTAATGTAATGCAACATGCTCAAATTTCGGCTGGTGCTTTTTATAAAGAACACTTTCCGGCCTATCAGAAGTTGGTTGGTGCTTTGACAACCATGGACGGTTTAGCTGTTGGTTTTCAACACGCTATCAAGAAGTCTTTTATGATTTCTACCGATGGAGGTTTGTTGAAAAGTTTGTCGAGTCTTTCAGATAGCAAATTAACACCAGAACAGATTAAACTAAAAAGTGTTATTGGGCGTATTGAAAAGTCACCTAAATTACAACAAGCTGCAAATGACGCAATGTTGTTAACAAACGAGTTGGTGGTCAAAGCAGCTGAAACACAAACAGCTTATCCAGCATTTGACCATCCGGATATTCAAGCAAAGTTGTCTAACTTAACTCCAAACGAAATTGCAGACGTCAATCAAATTTACAATGCTTACCTAGATGCTAATTCAACCGCGGCTCAACTGCAAGTTAAAGGCGAGGTAACTAGATTACAATTTGTAGCGGCTGATTATTTACTTGGTGCAGGTATCCCACATTATCAAGCGCATGGTCTTGGGATTAGGTTGTTTGACGCTGTGCTTAGCGGAGACCCACAAAGAATGCCTATGGAATTGGTTGGTAATAATGGTGCTGACGCGTTTATGGCACATTGGGAAAGAGTTAAACCACAGTTTGAAAAGTTTCAGCAAAACTTAGATCGTCCGTATTTCACGGAGTTTAGGTCTGGTCGCTGGGGTGTTCGTTATGAAGTGTTGGACGCTGAAGGTAAGGTTGTTGATACTGGTTATCGTTCTACTAATGATAGATTTCAGTGGAAAGCTATTCAACTAGAAGTAAGACAAGATCCGAAGAATAGGATTATTGACTTACCTGATCACCAAAAAGATCCCAAAGGTCGATTTGGCCAAATGCAAACTCGTGGTCTAGAAGAAGCAACTAATCTTGTTCGAGCACATTATGACGCAGCTATGGCAAACATGAAACCAGAAATGGTGGCAATGTTTGAAGACGCCGGGTTTGATCCGGCTCAACCACTTGTGTCAAAAATGAATGCTGATCTTAAGACTATGGCACCAAGAAGACTTGCCCCAGGTCGTGAAAAGATTAACATGATTGCCGCACAAGATGCGTATAGTAGTTTGATTGCTAGAAAACTTGCAAACACTGAAACGAGATTGCATTCAAATTGGTTGTTAAAACATGAAAGCTGGGGTAAGGACAAGTTGCTAAAACAAGAAGTCCAACAGTTCAGAGATAATATCTTGTCTGCTGGTCGACAAGAAATGCAAGGCTTTCGTAAAATCACCACCATGCTTACTATGGGAGCTAACGTGTCGAGCGCTATTGTTGACATGACTCAGCCTTTGTCAATGGGTGTCTGGAGAGCTACTCAAGAAGTTGGTTTTAAGAATGCTTTAAAATATACCTCAGAAGGTTTTGTCGAAGCGTTTAAGCCAATTGAAAAAATTAGTGATTCAGTATTTAAAGACATTTTGGTGCAAGCTATTAACCGCGGTTACCTAAAAACAGGTGGCTCGTTGGATAACTTTTTGTCATCGGATGATACAATTAACTACAACGTTGTTAAAGCACAGTCGAATAGAGACTTGGCGGACGTGAAAACAATGTTGACTGATGGTGAGTTTTTGACTAGCGTTGTGTTTGACCAATTTAGCAAACTTAGTGACAAGTCAATGGAATACGCTATGACTCCAATGCGGTTGAGTGCGCAGCTTAACAATCGAAATTCACTTTGGGTTGGTTACAAAATGGGATTAGAGAAAGGCTTAAAAGGTCAACAGTTGTTTGATGCTGCTGTGAATACTATGCAGACAATTAACCTACAAGGTCAAAGAGCAGCGCATAGTAGTTTCAAAATGAAAGCTGGTCATGGTAATGGTTTGGTTGAAGCTGCCACGCTGATGACTAACTACCCAATTGCTGTGTTTGCCCAATTGACAAGTAGCTGGCAAGGTATGTTAAAGTCTAGTGGACTTGATGCGGCTACACGTCAGAAAAGCGCACAGGCTTTTGCTGGACAAGTTTTGACACAGATGGCGTTTGCTGGTGTTGGTGGATTAGGAATTAAAAGCTTATTCACTTTTGCCAAAGAAATGTTTGGTGTTGACCCTGAAGATGCTGTTCGACAAGGCTTAGCAACTATTGATGAAAGTGGAACATTGGGTGAAGTGCTTCTAAACGGTGTGGTAAACAGCACAACTGGTTTAGACGTATCTAGTCGTTACGATCTTGGAGGTCTTGGTGGATTTAACCCATACACCGGCTTTGACGCTAAAGGATTGTTTGGTGCCGGCGGAGGAGTTATCAGTGCTCTTTACAATGCACCTGGTCAGTTCTCTCGCGGAGATATGTCAAAAGTGCAATTAATCCCAACAGGGTTACGACGTATGATGACAGCTTGGGGTGACGATGCTTATAAAGACGCAAGCGGTCAGCAGATTATTAACCCAACTGTTAACGAAAGGTTCACACAAATGATTGGGTTTAAACCAGCTCGTATGGCAAAATTGCTTGAACAAAAATCAACAATGCGTGATATTGATAAGTTTGCTAGTGACCGCAAAACAACTCGTAAAGCAGAGTTGATGGCGTTAATGTCAGACAACCGAATGCCGGAAGTTATGCAATCTTTACAAGAAGATGTATTAGCCGACATGCAGGGTCCAGAGTATGCTGATTTAGATTCACGTGAACTTAGGGATGTTCAACAAAAACTAACCCGTGAAAAGATGATGGACCTTGTGTCATATGGTGTAGAAAAACTGCTACCTTACGACGCAATGGCTGAAGGAACTGGAACAACTGGTCAAGCTAAAAACCTTAGCGCACAAAGCTTTGGTTCTGACCTAGGTCCAAGACAATCGGAGGCTACTCGTGAAGCACTTAAACAACAAATGCTCCAACAAATGGGTATGAAACTACCTAGAAACGCACCAAAAGCAATTCGTAACGCGCAAATGGTGGATGAAATAATTCGTCAAAATCCAACCATGACACGTAGTCAAGCACTTGCTTTGCTGCACGGCAGGTAAGGTTCAATGATTGGACACGACAAAGCCCCAGCCCGGAGAAATTCTGGACTGGGGCTGAGTTGTTTAATGATGGTTAGTCGTTATCTTGATCAACCGAGTTTTCTGTCCAAGCGTCAATGCGCTCGGTTAGGATACCGGAGTAAGCGTTCATGCAGTCGAGTTGTCGTTGCATACGGTCGATTTCTTGACCGTCGACTTTTTCAGTTTGGTCAGGATCGGACAAGAATGTCCCCAGTCCGATAATTTTTAGATCGAGTTCTTTCTTTTCAGCAAGAATACGTTCTTGGTGTGGCAATGGTGCTTGTTTATTCATTTGTTTGTTGTTTACTCTGCGCTGACTACCAGCGAGATTTGGTTACCTGTTCTTTGGTAAATTGTGGTACGCCTAAGGCGTCGGTGAAGTAACTCTTTTCACCTTTCTTAATCCAATAGCGAGCTAACTTCCATTCGTCGAATGACATGCAAGAGTCTTCGTCTAGGGTTTTTATTTTGGCCAGTCGAGCAGCAGCGGCAGGGCTTGGTAGCACACAGCCGTCTGGACCTATTCTAAGCCCACCAGATTGAGTGCTATTGTCTTTGGGTATGGCTAGTCCGAAAAATCCACTCATGGCTTGCGTGGCTATTTCGTGGATTGCTTGGCACGGGCGGGGCGGTCGCAGGCCGTGGCATAGGGCTGTCGCCCTCTGTCGGCCAAGCGTAGGGCTTGCAAGGGGGCCTCCCTACCTTGCATCCCATAGGAGGGGGCCGAGGGCAGGGTGAGGCTATTGTGAGGCTTTTCGTGGCTCATTTGTCGTCCCTCCACTTTCTAAAGTTTGGATGCCTTAACAATCCGGATTTGAATTTCTTTTTGGCGGTGCATTCAAAACATCTTCCCAAAAAAGTTGTTTGATTTTTCCAGATCTGTCTTCGGACATTATCAGAAAAGCCACCTCCGATTGTGAGTTCAGGTCCAATTCCCAAAGGCGAGTAGCTTGCTTTGACAGCGCCAAGGCTTCCAGTGAGACGACCTGTTCCTTCGATGAAACCGGTGATGTAGAGGTCTTCTGTGAGTTCATACTTTGATCGCAATAAAGGTTGATTCCAATTATCGGAGTGGTGGCGAAATACAAGACCTTCGAATTTTTCAGTTAAAACTAGAAGGTTCCAGATAGTCAAAGATTCCGAGGTTGGGTAGTTGGAAGTGAGGTGCCAGTGATTAGGAAGACAGTTGCCAGCAAATAGGCGTTGAAGTTTGATATAGCGTTCGATGTATGGGAGTGATTTGTGGCAGCCATAGTTGTCTTCAATGTGGTCAAATAGGTAAAATTTACCAGAACGTTGGTCTTCTTTAGACCATTCTGAGCCATACATTAGTTCACCAACGTAAGAGCCTGGAGGTGTGAGTGGGTTTATTTTTTCAATCTTTTTGCATTCACCATTGCGAGAGAAGTATCGAGCGGTGTGGATTTCATCAACATCACATTGACACCAGATGCCGTCGTATTTCAGTTGGCAGATTGGGTGGGTGGTTTGATCGACATCGGCTATGTTGATGTCGATGTATTTTTGACGGGAATAGCGTAAGGAGTCAGACATTGTTTTGTGGATTATTGTGTTAGGAGATAGTTGGACCATTGTTCTGCCATGGCTTGCGCGATACCTGGCCAGGATTTAGACCTTATTTTCCACCTAAGTGGACCGGGAACGGCAAGGTCGTTTCGTCGGTCGCTTTGGTTGGACCAGCGAGCATAAGGCTTTCCGTTGTAGATAGCGATGCGAGCCTTTGCACGCGTAGTGGGGATAAGCAAGGGAAGTTTGTTAAGCCAGAGACCGGTAAGTTTACTACCGTCGTCTCCGAATTGATACGGTTGAATAAGTTGGTCAGCTTTTCGTATAGTTGTTCCAATTCTTCCGACCGGGTTTTCAAGATACCATGGCCTGGTGTCCTGCATGAGTAGTCGAACGAAGTCCAATGCTTGGGCAGTTTTGACTTTTCGGAGAGGATCTTTGTTGTTCCAGTGAAGTCCACTGGAGCAGAGATAAGTGCAGGGTGGGTGAAACCCGAGCATGTCCCAGGGTCCGGACATGACGTCAAGGATGTTGGCTTGGATGTGATATGGTGAGTTGTCATCTGACGGAAGAAGGTCACAAGAATAAGCGTTATGTCCAAGTTTGCGAAAAGCTTCGCGAATAATACCGGACGATTCACAGCCGATTAGGATGTTCATTTTTTGAGTGTTCTGTATTCAACGTCAATGCCGAGAGTCCTTGCAAGGTAGATACCTTTACGCATGCCGTCGGTGATGTCAAGATCGGTGTAGACAACAACTAATTCAGCTAAAGTGTTCCAAGCAAAACCTGCTCGCATACCAAGTTGCCTTTCTTCTGGTATAGTGTCATCTAGGATACCTGGTTGTGTGTATAAAAGATGTGAAGCTAATGGTGCTTCACCACGCATTAAACAATCTTTGACACATTGACGAGCGTAAGTAATATTTCGTTCTGTTTCTTCTGGCGTGGCACCAGCAAAGGGAGATTCGATTACAACTAGTTTCATAATTTTACAAGAAAGATTTCGGTTTGTTTTGTTACTGGATGCTGCCGCGGTTCTTTTTTGATTTGACGTGTGGCAATAAGGTGTTGAATCATTTTGCTTAGGTCTTCTACTCGTGGAACTTCTTTGAATAGGTCTTTTTTTACTAAGCGTTCTGGTAAGGCACTTCCAGGAGCTATGCGTAACATTTCGATTAGCTTGTTGGAAACACCAGCGAGTTCGTTTCGGCCAACACCCTGGAAAACTTTTGGTATATTAGCTTCAACTACGGAAAGTATTTCCATGGACATCTGCATGTGGTTAATGTTAATGGTGTGCTGGCTGGTAAAGTCCCACTCACTAGCTGAAATTAACATAGCCACCTTGAGCATTTGTATTTGAATTGAGTTAAACCAACCGTCAAGCAAAGGGTCTTCGGGTCGTTTGAGGTTAATATACCAATCGCAGTAATAATCTTTTGCACCCGGCCCCCATTCAAATGGTCCTTTGATTGCTTGTAGTTTCCTGGCAGTGATGACAAGCCTAGACCAAGCAGCGTCCATTTCTGGAGTTACAAATGGGATTGGGATTCGTAGATCTGTGTGTGTTTCGTAGACAAAAATAGCACGTCTGGAAAAACCACCGGTGATAACATCTTCTTTGAGTCTCGCTGTGATCCAGTCAGGAACAGTGCAGCCAAGTAAGGTTAGATACGGCATTGGGATTAGGTCAACTCCCTTGCCTTTTGTTTCACTTTTGTAATGATGCTCGTCGTAAATGGTGGTTAAAAAGTCAAGCATATGACCGGCGTTGGCTGAACCTACAAATTGGCTAAACTCAGTAACAAAAATAGACATTGGGCAGTATAAAAATTTGGACTGTTCTTCGTCAACTGGTTTGAATTTTCTGGGAATTTGATTTGGTTTAGCTACGCAAACTTTTGACTTACTAGACATTGATTGTGTTAATGCTTCTTTGGTTTGACACTCAGCACTCATAGGCACAGAATCACCAAGCTCAAATAAAAGTTGTTTTGCAATCATCATAGCCGTCGTTTTCTTAACGCCCGGAGCACCAGTAAGGATGACGTAAAGATTAGGGCGTATACAAAACATTCCAAGGTCGAGCCAGACCTTACCGGATACAATAGATGAAAGAGCCACAAGAGCGCTAAACAAATGGTAGGAAGCAGGGCATTCATTGTTTTGGGTTACTATTTGATAATCTTTTAGAAAGGACATTGCACCCAAAAAGCCCAACAAGAATTAACTTGCTGGGCTAAATTAGTTAGATTTAATTAGAATGGACAAGTTTCGTCTTCATCAATGTCGTTTGGCTCATCAATGTCTGGTTCTGGTTCGTCACCAAAAACTAACCGAGTTGCATGTTCAAAATCAAACAGTTCTTGACCCGCAAGTTCTGTAATTAAGTCAATAAAGTTTGGTGGCACTTTACCTGCCATATTATTTTCGTGATATGTTCGAAAGGCTACTGGCAACAACAAACCTAAACCTTTTTTATGCGCATCTTCAAACAAAGTATACAACCTTTCAGTTAGCATACGTAACTGAATAGCCGTTTCAATGTCGTTGTTAATTGGAGTAGAGACAACTGGAGTACCTTGTGAAAGAAGTGCTCCGCGGACTTGCATTAACTGGATTATCATTTTTTTATTTGTTTAGTGTGGTTCATTCATTAGAATCGACTTATTCGATTTTAAGAAGTTTTTTTAGTTCAGCGTCGTAGTTAATTGGATGTGGTCTTTTAATACGAAGCATAAAAGTTCTGTAAATGGTGACACGATCGTGCACTTTTTTGGCTTCGCGCATTTGTTTTATGGTGCGAGACCAGATTTCTTCAAGTTCACCTTGGCAGTTGCATAGCAGTGGCCAGGCGACTGAGAGTGTGGTGATGTGGTAGGCGGTGATGTTGAAGTCTTTTTGAATGATTTTTTGAATCAGTCTCATGTGGGACTGGTCGTATGACCACGCTGGACCGCCGTCTGGGTTGGGGTAGATGTGAGATTTGTCTTCGTGGAGCAGGACGTAGACTGGGCGGCCGGGTTCAAATTTGGGTGAAGTGGGATTGAGTTCGGAGAGGTTCATGTAGTTGGTTTGTTATTTAAGAAATGTACTTTAAAACCTTCGCAGATAGAATAGTATAGGTGATAGCAAGCGCCAAGATCTTTAGGACTTTTGCATTTGAATCGACTTGCTCGTATGAGCCAGATCATGAAGTCTATTGTGTGTTTCATTCTGTGTATTTCCAGTTTGGTCCCCAGCCGCCTTCGACTGGGATGTTGATGTCTAGGCCGTGAATTACTAATGGAATGTTAAACCACTCGTTTTCAAACTTTTCCTTTGCCCATTGTTGTTGAGATTTGTGTGCTTGACCGGCAAGCGCGTCGTGAATCATTAGGGTTGGTTCGGCTCTTAGGTTACCACGAGGTGTGCGGTTTGATCGGTCGTAGTATAGGTTAGATAAAGCTCCATTGGTGGAGAAGGTGGTGTTGGCTTGTGGTTCATGAGATGCGGCCACACGTATAATAGAATCGTCAATGTTACGACGGTTACGAATATCAAGAAAGTAACGACGCTGACCAGAAGCAGAGTCAATATAACCGTGATTGGTGAGTTGACGTCGTAGGTATTCGTTTCGTAGTTCGAGGCCATAGTAGTTGAAGTATAGTTCTTGGAGTCTTGAGATTACGTTAATGCCAAAGACTTTGAAGTCAGGTTCTTCGACATTGCCGTTAATACAGTTGTCAACCCAACCTTGGATTGACCGTTCTAGTTGTAAGGCTGCCATTAGCCGTGCTTGCATACCGTAGTTGGTTCCGTGTTGGCAACCTTTAGCGCAAACGTAGGTGCGGACTAGCTTGGGAATTGTTTTACATTGCTTGAGCATGTGGTCATGGTGCGCCTTGAGGGTTGGTAGATCCCATTTGTAGACGGTGTTTCCATGCTCGGTTAGTAGCACGATTACGATTGAGGGTTTGATTTGATTTTGGAGGTGCACCAACATTTTATCATTACCCAAAGCCGCAAGATCGGCAGCAACAGTCCAGGCGTCAGCACCAGAAAGGTCGTATTGGAAAAAAGAATACTCATCATTGTCTGGAATAAAAAGAGTGCGCAGGTCTTTGGTTACGTTTTGTAAATTGGTGCCAAGGTTTTCAATAGTTGGTTTTGTTTCTAGGACCATCTCTTGAAATTCGACTCCATCTTTTCGACGTTTCTTAAACTCGATTTTTGATTTGTTAACGATCGCTTCCACCCACGTTTCCGACGACGAGAGGCGGCCAGTGTCAGTGCCCACAGGATTGTAAGTGCAACGAATACGCCCATCCGAGAAAGCTTGCAGCTTGTTGAGGTCTGACAAGCGAGTTCGTGCACGGGTGAGTTTTGCGATTTCAAGCAAGACTGGGAGTTCTGTTTTTGTGTATAGAGTGCAGAGTGCTCCAAAGTCTGCTGTGGCTGAGAGTTTGGTCCCGATTCGTTTTGTTTGCTCTGGGAGTGATAAAGTTCCATATAGGTACTCTTGCAGTTGTTTTGGTGATTTAGTGTTAAGCACCTGACCAGTCATTTCGTTTACGATTGACTGTTGGTTTCGGATGTATTCCCAGGTAGTGTGACGCATGGATGCCACGCTCTTAAGGTCTAACTTGCAACCTCGAAGCTGCATGTAAAGATATGGCTTGAGAAGTCTAATGTTGAAACGGTAGTGCTCAGTACTTCGGTCGTTACCAGCCAATGCGTGGTCCATCTTTTCGGAGGATGCCAGCGTAACCAAACTGTCTTTACAACAGTATTCATGGTGGACTGTGATGTCTGCGACTGTGCGTTCATCTTTGTAGTATGGTTCATCTGTGTAAAGCGAAGAAATAAAACCTAGGTTTTTTGGAAGCTCACTAAACAACTCCCACATTTTGAACATTGTATCTTCGTGGAGTCCTCGGACCAATAGTTTGTGCCGCCAAGCAAACACGAAGAGTTCGTACATGGCATTTTGAGCAATCTTTTTAATGTCAGGATCGCTAAGAATACGTGCAGTATACTGCCAAATGGCAACTTCTTCATCCTCAGTCCAGTAAGGCGTTCCATTAAGATTACGAATAGGTACGATGAAAACGTCGTGTGGGGAGAGAGCGATGCTATAACATGTGACACCGACTTGATTCGGATGACCTTCTAGGTCAAACGCAATTTCGGGTTTTGTTTCGAGAAGCTCCTCAAAGCGTTTTGTAAGATACTGAAATGAGGGAGTTGCGTTTAGCCGTCGGATTGGGTGCCTATACTCAGGAAAAAGTGATTGCTCTTTTGCCTTGGCAAAGTCATACCTAAATGGGATTGCTTGTTGGTAGTTTTTATAGATCATCCAAGGGTCTAGTGCAGTGATGCACTTAAACTTAAAACGTGGTGAAACAAAAATTGTACCTCGCTGGGTGTGAGCACTATGGTCAGCCCCAAAAACTTTGTTAGCTAGGTCACCTAAAAGCAAACAACAATTAGGTTTATACTTTGCTAGGTCTTTGATAAGTGTATTAGTGCCATTTATCACAGCAAGATCGTCCGGCCTTTGAGCGAAACCAAACGTTTTTTTGGTTGAAACATAGCCAAGAAAAACTTGGTTGATAGGTATTTTAAGTTCACCTAAAACTTGGGATACAAGTTTACCGGAGCTAGACGAAAATGGTGTATCACGATCTTCATCTGACGGACCTTCACCAATGATGGCCAGGCGGTGTCGGTTTGGAGTGGTGGGGATTTGGTTACTCATCGAGACCGAGTTCTTTTTGGGTGGCTGCTAAGGTTGCTTGAAGAGTCCGTGTCAATTCTTCGTTCTCCCATCGTTGCACTGGGCGGAAGTTACGCTCAAGTTGTTCGCTGAAAGTCTTGAGGACTTTGTTTAAACACTCTGCGTACTGAGCACGGGTAACCGCATTAATTAAACAAAGCTCACCGGCTGTTGCCGACTTTTGTAGTTCTTTAATGTTCATATCACTTAAATTCCACTCCGTTCATTTCACAATAAACCTTGGCCACGTTGTTCACTTGTTGCGCGTAGTGCGCTGGGTCGACTTCGCAAGTCACCGGCATGTAACCAGCAAGCAGCATAGCACGTGTACCAGAACCAACGCCGCTAAAAGGTTCAGCGATGGTAGAACCTGGCAGCGCCACTGCTTTAAGCAAATGCTGCCACAGTTCTTTTGGTTTAATAAACGGATGGTTAACACCAGCGGCTTTATCTTCCGGCGTGTTTCCACCCATCCAATAGTTTGTCTGTTGAGCACTGACCAACCGACCACCGTCTTTTCGCATAATCATTGCGATTTCTGTGGCTTTGGTGAAATTATACTCAGCACGTTGGTTCATGCAGCTGGTAGTCTTGACCCAGACAAAAGGCCAGCGTTGAACTTTGAAACCAATTCGAACAGCATGGTCATACAATGTTTGCCACTGTGCTTGATCACAAAACCAGATACAAAAACCTTTAGGCTTAAGAATATCGTAACAACCTTGCAACCATTTTGGAAAGTCTTGTTCGTTTTTGGTTACATCGTGTGTATCAGCAATGCGATCTACGTCTTTCTGACCTTGACCGCTTTGTGCAATGTTTGACATTTCAATACCATACGGCGGATCTGTTACCACATGATCTACACTTTCTGGTCCAAGTTGTTTGAAGAAATCCAAGCAGTCCATGTGGTGAACGATTCTTGTCGCCACATCCATAGCTTCTTCGATCATCTTTTTGTTGGATTCAACAATTGAATCAGACTTTATTGAGACGATGTTGGTAGGCTGTGTGGAGAATTCGTCAGATGGTGATGCAATGTCGCCGCCGACAGCAAACTTTGATGGGTCGAATTTTTGGATGAATGATTCGAGTTCGGCTGCGGAAGACTCGGTGACCTCTTTGGTTCGGGTTGGGATGGTGGAGGCTTTTGCTTTGACTTGTTGGGCTAGCATTACCGAAGCCGCGTCGTGTTGGAGTTTGGATAGGTATTGCAGGGCTTCCACAATGCCGGAGCACTTCCAAATCGGGGAAGTTTCGTCTTTGAGGTGTGAGGCGAGTGAGAGGCAGTAGGAAACGTTTGCTTTACTTTTGCCAAGAAGACGGCCGGTTTGTTGTTGGGTCCAGACAGACCGTTCCAGGGTTTTTTGTCGAACACGGATGAAGTGAATGCGCGCAATGGCTTGGACTTCTTCTTGCCATGAGAAGTTGTGTCGCTGGACGTTTTCGATTAGTTCGAGTTCGGAGAGGTGACCGAAGTCAGTTGTTTCTTTGGAGGTGTAGTGAACGCCGAAAATAAGTTCACCGTTTGTGAGAAAGTTGGCAATATCGGGGTGCTCCATACCAATGTCAGGACTTTCACGCAAGCTTTGGTGGTTAGTTAGAATATACTCTAAAGCGCGCGAGCGACGTCCACCAGCGATGAGTTGGCGGTCTTGGTTGATACAGATTGGGTGAATTAAACCGTTGACAAAGATGTCGGTGGCAAGAGCTTCGATGTTGCCGTAGTCTTGGCGGACTCGGTCGTCTTTGATAATGGTGTTAAATGGTATTGGATGTGACATATGTGTTGTTTTTGGTGAGGATTGGTTACGACTGAAAGCGGTGGCCTGTGCGCACCCAGATTGTGAGCTTTTCTCTCGGCACCCAAACACGCGATTTCGGTAACAAGGCTTGTAGTAGCTTTCACTGGCAGACCGTTTGTGTGGCGACCGATTACGTCGATCAGGCGTGTGACTGCCATTTTGAAAGGCTATGGACCACACTCCAACCTCCGGTCAGGTCGCTCACAGTCGGATTTCAGCAAACACGAATCGAACGTGTGGTCAGCTCCCACCGACGTGCATCCAACTTAAACTGTCTTTCTGTGCCCTCACTGCGGAGGCTGGAGTGTGGTGACATACATTGCCCGGTATGTCAGCGGGTGTAGCACTATGCAATTTTAGGTATTGTGCTCAACACCAACAATGGTTAACCTTGAGCAGGCAGGAACGAGGCGAACTCGCTGCTGGCTGGGTAAACATTACCTGTGCGATCGTCGGTCCGCTCTTTACCAACTCGGGTTTTGGCAAAGAATGTGAGACCAACGTAAGATTCCAACGTTTCGTCCCAGACACGCTCGGACATAAGTGCGTCGAGGAATTGACAAACCGACTTAATTGCGTCTTGTTTGCATTCTTCTTCGGACTTTTTTAGGAGTTGTTTTTCGCTTGGTGTAAGCGAAATCATGTGACGCAAGGAGTAGCCTGGGCTGATAGCGTTGCCGTTAATGTCGACAGCGTCAGGGGTGATCAAAGCGCACTGGAAGAGAAGGTATTCTCCACCGGTACGTTCGCTGGTCTCCTTTGAGGCCGATTTGACTTCGAACTCATAAACACCGCCTTGCAGCACTGGGTATGATGTGTCGACATCGTTAAGGTTAGTGGAGGCAAGCATTGCGAATACATCGTTTGACATGGTATTATTTTCTATTTGTTTACTTTGTTTATTTACACGGTCTGAGGAACACTTGTTCCAAAGAATGTTTTGTAGTATATACTACGAAATTATTTTAATGGTATTGATCCAAGGGGTCTCGAAAGTACCGTCTTCTTTTTGAACGATACCTACTGTGCATAGGCCTTCTTGATTGTCACCTTCGGTAGCGAAACCGAGCAGCCGACCTTGGTAGCTTTTTGGCGTGTCAAAAACAAGGCTTCTTTGGTATGGAATTTGTTTTCCATCGGAGTCGATACCAGAGTGCTGTGTTTTGAACTCACCAACCATAACGATTTTTGGTTTTATTTCGATCATGGTTTTGTGTCTTCGTTGAAGTATTTGGAAAGCTGTGACCAAACTTGTTCGCGTGTTTTATCAGTAACGTCGAGGCTTGGTTCTTTAATGTTGAGGGAGTTACCAATTTGCATTAGTGACTTTGGATGAAAGCGGACACTATAAGTGCTGCCCTTTGGACCGGTGGCTGTTTCGCAACGCCAGACATCGGTGAAATAACCGGCAATGTTGTGGCGTAGTGAACCGCTGATGAGTGGTCGGTAGCCGATTGTTGCACCTTGGTCGTTTTCTTCTGTCTTCTCGTGGCAGTCCATGATAAATAGTTTACCACTTGACTTGCCTGCCATGATTAGTTTAGACATTAGATTTTTGAACGGTCCCCATTGTGACATGTTCATTACTTTTTCACCAGCGATGATGAGGTCGTTCATACCACCAGTGCCTTTGCCACTATTTGCCAGCACGTGTTGTTCTAGGTAGTAGCCAAGAAGGGACAAACCGTTTACGTAAATTGTTCTCACATCTGGGTGATTAACCGCCTCGTTGAGTGCGTTTAGGCAGAATGTCCAACGCTTCTCTGGCTTGGGTTCGTCGTTTGGATTGTCATACCAGAACTTAAAGTTTTTGTTTTTATGATCGTGGTAGCGTAGTGCACCAGCGAGATTGTTGTCGCAGTCTAGGACATAGACACTTGGGAAGTTAAGGGCAAAACAAGTTTTACCAGCTTTGGGAGTTCCAATCAGCATGAGTGCGAAGGAACTGTCCATTTGGAAGTCTGTGGATTCTTTCATGGGGTATATTTGTGAGGTTGTGTACCAGTAAGGTCAAGGATTTCGTCTGCTTCGATAATTACGTTTATTTTGTCTAAAGTGCCTACCCAATGGTAAGAACCGGATTGTTGGATGTCACGTAAAAACATAATGTCAAATGATCTTTGGATTCTGTGCATTAACTGCCAGGGGTCACCATTTGGAACAAGAACCAAACCATCAAAGGTACAAAAAGCGTCTTTAAGGTATTCCTCTGTGAAGAGGTCCGACCAAAGAGGATTGTTGCTTAATTCATTGGTTTGATTTAGTAGATTTGTAATCTGACCTTTTGCAAGGCTTACAATAGTTTCAAGTAATGGTGTCATATGTGGATTTGGTGAGATTCAATGATTAGCCTACACTATCAGCCAAAGAGGCCAGGAAACTTTGGTGTTTCTTTTGGCTTTGGTTTAGCGGTGTCTTCAAGCGGGTTCCAAGTGTTGGTTTCGTATAGTCCAGACCAAAGCATGGAGTTTCTGTGGCTTGGAGTGAGCTGGCAGACTTGGTAGAACTCGCATTTACCGTATTTGGTGATACAAGAGTTGGTGTAGGCTGGGTAGGCACGTTCCTGGAAGCCAGGTAGGTCGTCTTGTTTGATGTGTTGGAGCACGAAGCTCTCCACAATGGTTAGAAATGATTCGTGCCAGTCGTGAACCATTTCGTCGTCGATTGGTATGAGTTGACGATCGAAGGTGTGGTTTACGTCACCTGATTTGAGCGGTGGTCGGCAGACAAGACCATTGATGATGACACCTTTGACCGGGAGGCCGAGAAGTTGTTGAGTGGCCCATTTGTATCCGCGGAACTGGTGAGAGGTGAAGAACTCGTCGAAAAAAGTTGGTCCTCCCATACTGGTGGTCTTGTGGTCGAGAAGGTAGATGCCACCGTCTTTTTCGCAAACCCGGTCGATTTTGCCTGTGAAGACAAGGTCGATGTGAGAGATGTAGCGAAATTGTGGCTCACCTTTTTCAATGTCTGGGTCGGTAACCCAGATATGTGCGTCAACAAAGATTTGACCCAAGGGGAGAGCGAAAGCGAGTTCGACGGCGACCTCACCTGTTGGGAGTGTGATTGCAACTTGCGCGTCCGCCGCAAAGGTTTTGTTGTATTTTTCAATAGTGCGGATTGCGTAGGATAGGTTGCGATAGTCGTCAACGTCGTCACAGTCTTGATAGTATTCGACCAACGCGTCAACCATTTTTTCTTCAATCGCAGCGGTGCACAAAACTTGTTGCTCCAGATCACGAATTTCGAGGGCTTTGTGGATTGCTCCACCAAAAAATAGTGCCATTCTATTTTTGACTTCTTGGCGACGCGCAAGGAACCCGTAGGCAGCTTTGCGAGGGCATGAGGTAATGGTGGAAAGGGTTGAGTTGTCCATGAACAACTGGTTGCCTTTGAGTTCGATACAATACGGTGTGGATTTCATATGTTTGTGGTTTACATGTTTAGATACTTACTCAGCATCTTTTTCGCATCTGCCGCCGGTTTGATTGACGACTTCTTTTCTGTCTGTTTCTCGTCGGAGATTTTCTTCTTCAGTGTTACTGGACTCGATGACACTTCCCGTAGCTCCTGCACATGTGCCCTCAATTCCTCGATAGACATTTCCGACAAAGGTCGGCTCAGAAGATTCAATAGCGGTGCATCCTCGAAGGAGGAGGTCGACAAGGTATTGTTCGTGATCGGGGCTGTAGTATGTGATTCCATTTTTTCTGAGGTTGTTTGTGATAGAAAAGAAAACGTTTTGAACAATTTGGTTTAGTATACCAGACTTAGGACAAATGGATTTGATTAAGTTTTTGTCTTTGGCTGGTATATCAGCACTTGTTCGAGAGAGAAGAGCAGCACCTTTGGCGTCCATTGGTCCGTAGGGGAGTGGCAAGGCGGCGTGATGTCGAGGGGTCATAGGAGTGTGATAGTTCCATTTTGGTTCATGACCTCGATAGTTCTTTTGAACTGTGGTAGTTTGTTTAGAATAGTACTTTCGTCAACACCGTTTAATGTCACGAACTCTAGGATGTGATGATCCATCAGTACCAATAGTGCGTCAAGCACTCGATCACTTGGTGAGGATACTGTGGACACCGGAGAGATACTCGCGTCAATAACTTTTCCAATAGGTCCGGTTTGTTTCATTGAAGTTTTAACCTCACTGGTGCGACCGATTACTAAATGCCCAGAGCCTTTTAGTGTGGCTACCATGTAGTCTTGTGACCACACTAGCACTTCATCCAACAAATCCTCGCCGGACCCGTAACGCAAAATCCCAGCCACTGCGTCGCGAAAACGACACGCAAATGTGTCAGGCGACAAGGGACTGGGATCAATGACTATGGGTGTCGGATAATTGACAGATACTGATTCAATAAATGGCCTATACCTTTCGATAGCCTTTTCGGAATGACGTGTTGGGATGGTTGACATAAAGTAGGGAGTTGTCACCTAAAAAGGGTAGAACACCGAAGCGTTCTACCCTAGTTAGTTCAATGGAAGTAAACCCCTACAGTTTACTTGCTCATTGCAAGGTATTTATTCTTGCGTGCTTCGGCTTCGCGACGCTCGTTCTCGCCGATGGCAAGTGCGAGGTTGTTGATAGCGTCGTCACGGTCACCGGTAACGTCGATGTCACGGCCAAGCTCGGCACCGAGTTGGTTGGCAACGCGCTCAAGAGCACCGTTGTCAGCGATTTCGGTTGCAATCTTGAGATGAGTCTTGTTGGCCTTTTTCTCAGCAAAGGCACGTTCCTTGCGTGTGACGTCGAATGGTGTTTCGTTAGTTGCACGTTGAACAAGTTCGGTGAAGTGCGAGGCTTCGACACCAGCTTCGGCACAAACGCGGAGGAAGAACTGAGCGTCGGTTTCGGTGGAGATGTCAGCGTCTTCTTTGACTTCTTTGCCGTTGTCGTATACCCAGATTTTAACGGTCTTGCCGTCAAGTTCTTTTGTTGTTTGGGTGATTTCCTTTTTACCGGCGAAAGACTTGCGAGTACCGGTGCCGGTTTCTTCGAGAAGCTCGGAGACGCGGGCACGGATTGCACCGTAGCTGCCGTGGTAGAGAATTTGTTTCAGGAAGGACTTGTAGATCAAATCCTCGGAAGAACCGGGAAGAGCTAGGGCTTCTTGAAGGTTACCGGGGACTTCGTAGTTAACGCAGACACCCATGATTTTGATTTCGCTTTGCACTTTATTTATGTTTTTATTGGTTACGGCCAAGAACCAGTGGCCGGAAGCTGGTTTTCGGTGACTAATCACCGGAAAGGGATGGTTGAAGGAAATTGGTTAAGCGGGTTGCTTATGGCGGCATCCTATCAAAGAATTGAGGACTTGCAAGCTATTGGTGGATAAAAAGTGGGAGGAGAGGTGAAGGGCTGAGTGGGAAATGAGCAAAAACCCACTCAGCCCTTGTTGAGCACAGCTTACTCGGCTGTGGAATCGTTGCTTAGGTTAGCCAGCTCTGGGAAGGAAGACAAAAGAGCTGTTTTGGCTAGTCGGCGGTGGTGGCCACGGGAAGCTGTGGTGATTTTACTAAGAGCTTCGGTCTCGGTGATTAGGAGTTGGGTGTAGTGGGAGATGTCCACTTTTGAGACAACCCATTTATAATCAATAGTGTCGTTTTCTTTGACAGGTGGTTCGTTGTGAAGTTCCACGACTTTGACAACTAGAAAAACACCGCGAGCTTCGACTACTAGGTAGTCACCGATGTTGAGATCTAAACGAGTTAGGTATAGGTAGCGTTTACTGGTGTTTGTTACTACTTTTCTCGCTGGTCCATACATTGTGTGGTCAGACGTGAAGTCAGGACCATTTTCGTTTTGTGGGTCGAAGATGACAGAAACGCCTTTGATTGACTCGTCTAGTAGAGTTCTAATGTATTGTTTGTTCACTTTGTTTGTTGTTTAGGTTAATAATCGTATTCAATGTCGTCAAACACAGGAAAAGCAGCTCGTGCGATTACTCTGTTTACTTTAGTGCCGTAAGTTGACCAAAGGTGCTTTTCTTTTGTGTGATCAAGTCCTGGAACGTTGACACAATAGCATGACCAAGAGCCTTCGATTCTGGTTACGGCAACAAGTAGACACTTGCTTGACAAAGCGTAGTGGAAGACTTTTGGTTTCCAGTTTTCGGCTTCTTCTGGAGTGGTTGGGAATAAGTTGTTGCTCACGGTTTCCAGTTTTGAATAAAGTTAACTAAGTCGTTGCCACGAAAAACGTTGTTACCTTGGCTTTTTTCGTCTAAAAATAAGTTATGAGTTGCACACTCGTTTTGCAGTGCTTTGAAGCAACTAGAATTTAACTTACGTTTCCATTGGCTGAGTTGGATTTGTTGAACCAATAGACCCTCTTCAAGGGTGAATTTCTTTGATCGGATCATTTGAGTACGTGGGTGGTGTATTCGTAGTTGTTAAACCCAAGCCAACCGGAGAGAAGCAAAAGTGCTTCACGCAGGGTTGGTGTTTCTTGTGCCCGAAAGCGATTTGGATTTACTGGTTGATAGACAACCCATTTTTGCTGGCATTTGGTGCGCTGCACCCAACCGTGGTTGGAGTGCTTGAATAGCACAATGGCGTCGTGCCGTTCGAATGGTTTTTCATCCCGCATTGGTCGACCTTCGAGGCCACGGACGTAGTGCAATCCAATGGATTGTGATGTTGCTAGTAATCCAAAGCGTGAATACCCTGGGGCTGATGGTGATCTTTTAGTCACCTCCGACTTGTTGTTATTTGGTTTAGCCATAACTGTTTGGGAGTTAAACATCCCACCCAAAAAGCCACCAAGCGCGCTGTGGCACTTGGTGGCTAGGATGGGTGGAATCCCCGTCTATTGGCGCATTATAATACAGGTGCTTGCTACTTGCAAGCCATCAGTCGCCGGAGAGTGAGCTTGCGGTTACATCCCCATGTCGAGATACTTTGCCATTAACTCAGGGTCAATTGCGCCGCGTTCTTTCTTTGGTTTGTCAACCTTAGCCCCACCCACTTTCGGTAACATCCGCTCACCCTTAATTGGTTCAAGATTCTCGACACACACTGTGACCTGTATGCGATTATCTGTCAGCACCTTGGCATGGCAACCATCGCTTGCGAGTAGTTTAACACTCCCAAATTGAAAATGTCGCATCATGATTTTCTGCTTATGTTGCACCCAGACACGTGTTGGCTTATCAGCCGGTGTAAGGGCAATATCTTGCTGCACTATTTGAACCGGTTTATCCGGCGGAGTGTCGTCCAAACATTGAACCCCACAAAAAGGGCAGAAAGAAACTTGGGTCATATTGCGGCCTGAAACGTCAACCAACCAAAAGCGGCCTTGCATGTCTTCTTGGCAGTAGGTGGTTGCGTGCTTGTATCCTTGGTGAGGATGTTTGACATAACAAGAGTGAAGCTCGATGGTGTTGTTTTCATCATCGTTGGGGGGATACTCGATGTCGTCAAGTGGGTCCGGGCCGTCGTGATAGGCCCAAGGTGTTGGGTCGTATTCACCGGTTTCTCGATTGTAGGTTTCTATCCGTGGCTTTTGGAACCCGGCAGTAGGGTCAATGTTCATCCAGGCTTCGAGGTTTGGTGCGAGTGGACCAGGTGGCTGAATAGCTTCTGGTGCGGTGTTGTTTGTTTCTGTTGTGCTCATTTTATTGTTTGTGGAAAAAAGCAAGAGGCTTGACAACCAAGCCCCTTGCTGATGATAGAACTATATCATAAGTGCCTTTCAAGTGCAAGCTACTATCCGGCTTGGTGAAGCTCCCGATAAGCGATTACAATTATCTTGGATGTGGGACCGTTAGCAATCATTGCGTGTAATAATGCCTCGCACCCAAAGACGAGCAAGGTTCTCACTATTTCAGTATTATTATAATCCTCGACGAAGATTTGATAGTTTGCTAGCTTAGTCATATTAAGATTAAAGTGAAACCATAGATAAAAAGACCTAATGTAACCAAGAGGGTAATCAAAATACCCAAAACACTTAACACCGGATGTTTTGCGGCGAAACAAGGTTTTCTTCTTTTGTTATATTTCATAATCGGATAAGGTATCATGGTTTAATTCTTTTGTTAAGTTCAGCCTTAATCATCCTCGCTACCGGCCCTCTCCAAGTGCTTGCATTACTCAAGAAATATGCCACAATACTACTACCCGAGTCGCAGCCATAATTATCACTCACCGACTCAAATATCATCGCATCTAGGTAAGGCGCAGCCCCAAAGTCTACTTTCTTCCAATCTTCTCTTATCTTGCGTGCAATGCTCGCAATACCCATCGCGGGTAAATCAGCTTTCAACTGCTCTAGGTTTATTGAACCAGACAGCATTCTGGCTTTTAGGTATACTTCTTGGTCTGTTTTTCCCTCACTGCTGAGGAAACCTGATTTCTGTTTAGTGCTCATTTTACTTTCAATTAAACCCAGGCTTGCGACCCCATTGTGGTTCCCGCCTCCCCTGAGCATGGCTGTATCATCCCATGAGTCCCTCCCACATGCAAGCCACAAATTCCCTTTAGTCCTTTCCTAACGTGGCCCTCAATCCACCCAAACCTCCCACCAACCCACCCTCCCAAAGGGAAGGGTACCCCTTTGGCCGAAGGCCTGGGTGACCAAACGAGCGATAGCGAGCTAACCAAAGCAAACGGAGTGCGCAGCGGGGTGATGGGGGCGGAGCGTGATTAGACCCGAA